ACTATACACATCACTGCCATTAGTCAAAGTTAAAGTTATGGTGTCAGCGTTGCCAGAGTCTTCAGATACGACAATAGACTTAACAATAGCCGTTGTCGATGCTGCACAAGTGTACAACGTAGTAACACTCGTTGCTGTTAAGTCTAATTTTGCGTTTGTATAAGTATTTGCCATTAGCCTACAAACCACCCAACTGCATCAGACTTATCTGCTAAAGAAGTATCCCGCAATACACTGTCTAATTGGTTAAAATATAAACGTAGAATTTTGTTAAACTGTTCAAACTCTGCAGCGTTGTATTCTTTAGGCGGGTAAGGCAACGCAGGTGCGCGAAACTCTACTGTATACTGATCAGGCATTAACGTCTCCCATCCGCACGTAGGTCAACTCTTGGAGAACCTAATTGCCACTGTACTCCTGTAGCGCTAGATTCTACTTTCATTGACATCTGCCTACCACGAACTCTTGTATGTATTTGTTCTGTATACACTTCAACAGGAGAAGTAGCGCTACGAGTAACCGCGCCTGTGTTTACACCACTTTCTGATACGGGTGAATTATAGCCAGAACCAGAAGAATTTAATGGAAAGAATGTCATGTTTATAACAGGGCTGCTCGCTGTAGATCCTTCAAAAGAAACATCGGGTAGTACCCGCGACATTAACATAAATTGATGCCCATCATCTAAATCAAATTCAGCCGAGGTTATAAAAGCAGGTATTGCAGTAGCAGTGCTTGTTTCATTATCATCGATACCGTTTTCGTGATCTACAAGTAATGAGTTATAAGTAGCAGCTAACGGAAAAGACCTTAAACCAGAATCTAACCATGCGGTACGTGCCATAGAACCATAATACCATATGTCTTCTAAATAATTATACACCACGTACCTATCTATAGCTGTAGCGCTACTAGAACAGTAGAACCACCATACTTCGTGAAACGCTTCGTTACTTCCTCCAAACACTTGGTTATATTGCAGGGTATTAAAGTCTGTAAACACATGTTTACGTAAGTCACAAGGAAGCGGTTGAGCTCTACCATCATACTTATAAAATTTATCTTTGCCCATCCAGTAAGATACACCGTTAGCATAGGCCACACTATTTTGTGAAGTTATAGAAGTTTGCTCGCCGACAAGCGTAGCTGACCATACACCAGACCCTGCTCCAACATACTGCAAAGAATATAAAGATGAGTCTGTCCAAACAAGAACCTCTTGTCGTGCTTGAGATGCGGTAACTATTTCTGTACCGCGAGATAATCGTAAACTACCAGCTTGGTTTGTGGCTGCAGGAGTCCAATTTGTAGCATCTTCTTGGTCAGACCAACGAATAAGCATAGGATCTTTTGTAGCAGAACCGAGCACATTAGTACCAAAACAAAACACAAATCGACTAATATCTGATACAAGTATAGAATTTTGTACCGTTGGTACATTTGAAGCTCCTGCTTTGCTAGACAACAAGACTGCACGAGTAGTTAACGTACCCGAAGCGTCCCAATAAAAAATAGAACCGTCTCTATGTCCAAATATTAAGTCTTCACCAAAGTTTTGTTGCGACCATATACGTAAAGTTTCTGTATCTGAAACACCTTGTCCCCAAGCACCAGAACCCCAACCACTAGCACCCCAACCAACAAGGGGATTAGCGGAAGATGCGCCTGTATTTATCTGGTATGCACCTACAACGGAACTCCCACCGCTTCCCGAATCAGAACTGCTTGCGGCAATGTTAGTATATAAAGCGTCTGTTATGGTATCAGAATTAAAACTTTTTGCTGTAATAGTATATTTATTTGCATCTTGTACGTTAACTATTTGATATTCTTGGTTAAGCATCGCAGCGTTGATATTCCCACTTAAAGTAGCGGCTCCACTAAAAGTAACAAAATCATTAGCTATTGCGCCATGACTGCTGTCTGTAACGACTAGCGTAAAACAATTTACAGTGGCATTATCACTATGCACAGCGGCGGTAGTACTAGTAGATGTACCTGAAACAAGATAGGACGCACCTCGTGTACAACCTGTAAACGTGTTACTGCTTATAGCTGAGTAGTCTATAACCTCACTATCTATTATAATTTTACCAGAAGTAGGAAATCCTGTAGTATCATCTATAGTTATTGTTGTATCATCAGCGTCTATAGCACCGTTTAACTGGTCTGCTGAAGCTAAAAAAGTAACATCCCCTGCAGAAGTAGTTGCACGTAAAGGTGTTATATCGTTATACCCACCGCCGTTTTCTATGTAAAATTTTAAGTGTGTACCTATAGCAATCAAGTTTTGGCTACCCAAAGTAATCCAATTCCACAAAGAACGGGCAATACCTAAAAAATTTGCTTCTGATATACGAGTCCAACCACCAATTTTTTCAGGAGTCCCCTGCCTAAACCGAACATTGTTGCATTCATACCAACCGCCTTCGTTAGTGTACCTAGTATTTTCGCGGTTAACCCCTGGTTTTAGTAACAATTTTTTTAAAGGCATGTTTAGTCCAATACAGTTTTAATCTAGCAAGTTTAAAGCCTGCTCCTTTGTTTCATCATTTCTTCGTAACCAACCTCGACCAAACGTGTCAAACGTACTGAGAGATCTGTAAAACCCTTCACGCATGTAATGCATTTGATCAATTATATCTGTTGGCTCAATAGAAGCAACTGCCTGTAGCGTCATTGGGCCTATACCACCGTCCTGCTCTACACCAATAATACGCTGTAGTGCCTTAGCCGCGCGGCTAGTCCCGCTATTCACACCCCAATCGAAGGTGCAAAAATCAACCCCAGAAGGAAGATCATCTGCCCGAAGCCTATCCCAGTAGTTTTCTTTGTAGATGGGATAAACGTCGTCGTGCGTAAGACCTTCCATCTCACCGTCCATAACTTGCCGTCCCGCATACTGCTCGTAAACTGCACGTGTTACACCAAGGTTAGTTTCACCTCCAGGGTCACTAGGGTGGTTAACGTAACCCCCTTCATGCTCTAAAAGCCAACCCATACATTGTTCAAAGTTTTGTCTCATTTAACGCTTTTCCTTAATTTAGCGAACTGACGTGACCCAAACCAAAATGATATTATAGAAGTAAATAAGAGATTTGTATCGTCATTCCACACTGCCTGTAACGCCGCGTCAAAGCTGATACCAGTACTTAGTGCTTGCATTAACCCTGTTATTTTAACTAGTAAAAAAAGACCCACAAACAAGTAAGTTACAACAGGGCGAACAGATCCACTTAAAGCTGCGGCAAATCCAGACTTAGCGTTGGCCGCTGCCATACTCTTATATATACCTTCGGATTCTGCGATGTCTGCTTTTGCATCTAATTCATCTAATTTTAATGAAGATAGCTGTGCCGCGTACTTACCTTTGGCTTCCAACATTTTAAGTTCTTGAGCATCCGCTTGTTTCTGCGTAAAAATTTGTATGATAGACGGGATAACGGATGTCCCAAACCCTAATGCTGCACCTAATAGTGATAACATACTATTCTCCTACTTTAATTTAGTTTTAGAAAAAGCTGTACTACCCATAAAAGCGGCTACTATACCAACTTGAGCCACAATAAAGGTGTTTAAAAAAGCACCCGCCGTTGCCATTCTTTCTAAATTTATAATCGGCGTTAGCACAAAAATAACAGTTATTAAACTTGCGCTCATAGCTATCCACGCCATAGCACGTTGTTGATCTTGCTGCTTGTCTTCGTTCTCTAAACGAGTAATACGCTCATGCCTATCCATCTCTTCGTCAGATACTATACCATCACCATCCGTATCTAATATTGCATATTTGCTATTTGCGTCTAATTTTTTTGCCGCCATAATAAACTCCTATGTGCCTAAACAACTTTTATATACACTAATTACGTTAATTAGCCAAGGGATTATCTAATGCTTCCTGCAATCTTTCGTTTAACTTCTCTTCAAGCTTGGTCATATCTTGTTCTATTCTGTTCTCTACTTCGCGCATTGTGTCACGAACATCTTTCTCTGTCTCCCTATTTAGAGTTTCAACCTCTCTTATTGCAGACGTTACGTCTTTCTGCACGGCGTTCATTTGATTAAGAACGTCTTCTAACACCAGATCTATCGAGGCTTGCGTGGTCTTTATCCGTTCCGAAGATGTTTCAATCTTCTTCTCTAGCTTATCAATGTAGCCCTCTAGCTTCAACAAATCATCTCGAAGGTTGTTTTTTATGTCTCTCGTATAGACAATCGCATCCTCTAACTTGCTTATGGTTAATTCATTGCTTGCTTTTATTTCATCTATGTCTATCTCCTGCACCACTTCTCGCAGATCAAGATAGTCAAAATAAAATTCATAGCCCACATAGGCAGACCCCGCTAATGTACTAAGTGCTGTAAGTGCGATCGCAATTCGACCACCGCCCGAAAATTTCACGCCACCAACTTCTACCTCTGCCATGATCTTCTCCTTACTCGAATGCCAACTCTCGTAGCTTATTAATTTCTTGCTTTAACTTCATTACTTCTAATTGTTTCTTCTGCAACTCTAATTCATAAAGCCTATTACAATCTATCCTAGACTTAGCTCTTTTACCTAATGGTATCGTAATTTTGCTGTAAATGCCAATGTCTCCAGTCCTCCCACTGTTTTCTGCTGTTCCTCCTTGGATAATAGATGTCAAACCAAACTCTATATTGGTGGCAGATCCAATGGCATTACTGCAATCCAAATCTCCTGATCTAAATGAATCTGATTGGTAGTTC